GGTGGCGTCGCATATGGATTTTATAATCTGGATCACATCGAGTGCTTTAATGCCGGGGAATTTGTCCCGTTGTACGATGAGACGGATGGTGCGCTGAAAGCAGGAATCCGCTTCTGGCAGATCGACCCACAGAAACCGTTGCGCTGTACGCTGTACGAAATGGACGGATACACCGAATACAGCTGGGTAGATGGCGAGTGTGAGATACTTCAGGACAAGCAAAAGTATATCACGAAATACAAAGGTACTGAGGCCGATGGTATGAAGATATACGCCGGGGAAAATTATCCAGGATTCCCGATCATCCCGCTATATGCACAGAAAAGCCGGGAGTCAGTACTGGTTGGAAACCGTGAAGCGCTGGACGCATACGACCTGATTAAATCGGGATTTGCGAATGATCTGGATGAAGCCTCACAGATATACTGGCTTATCCAAAATGCTGGGGGCATGGATGAGGTTGACCTTGCGAATTTCCTGAACCAGATTAGACGCACACATGCGGCGGTGGTAGATGAGGATGGAGCCAAAGCGGAGCCGCATACCATCGACATACCGCATCAGGCAAGGGAGATCATTCTTGCCCGGTTGGAGCAGGACCTGTTCCGGGACTTCATGGCATTCGACCCTCGGAACGTCAACGGCGGGGCTGTGACCGCAACACAGATCATGGCCGGGTATGAGCTGCTGAATTCCAAAGAGGACTATTTTGAGAAAAATGTAACGAAGTTTATCAAAGGAGTACTGGAGATCGCTGGCATTGACGATGATCCGGCTTATACCCGCTCGATGATCGTCAACAAGCAGGAGGAAATCCAGAATGTCCTGACGGCAGCAACATACCTGCCGGACGAATACGTAACCCGGAAAATCCTGACGATCCTTGGTGACGCGGATATGGCTGATGAGCTGATCAAGCAGAAGGAAGAAGAAATGCTCGAAAGGATGGCAATGATGAATGTGGGACCTGTCGGACAAACAGACGGAACTTCGGCTGGAGAGGCTGGAACGGAAGCTGAAGAGGGCGTATAAAACCTCACTAAAGGAACTGACCCGGAAGCTAAGAAGCCATCTGAAGGACTACGAAACCGAAAGGGAACGCCGGGAGCAGATGGTAGCTGATGGGAGAATGGCCGCCAATCAGTTTGATCGCTGGCTTGCTCAGCAGGCGCTCGACCCGGATGCAACAAGGGAAATGATTCAAGTGCTATCTACGGATTTGTACGAGAGCAATGCCATTGCTTCCCAGATGATACGGGGAGAAATGCCGGAGATTTTCGCGCTCAATGCGAACTATGCGGCCTTCAAAATCGACACGCAGGTGGGATTTAATACCAGCTTCACCCTGTACAATGCGGATACCGTGAGTCGGCTGATCCGGAAAAACCCGGCTCTGCTTCCGAAAGCGCAGGTCGATAAATATAAAGACATGGCGTGGAACCAGAAGAAGCTCCGGAACGAAGTACTACAGGGAATTCTACAGGGCGAAAGTGTGCAAAAGATCGCAGGGAGGCTGTCACGGGTCGTCGGCATGAATGAGGCTTATATCCTGACCAATGCTCGAACCGCTGTAACATCCGCTCAAAATGGCGGCAGGATGGATACCTATGAGCGAGCAAACGACATGGGTATTGCTGTAAAAAAAGTCTGGCTGGCCACGGTGGACGGAAGGACCCGATCGGCACACCGGATGTTGGATGGACAAATCCAGCCGTTGAAGAAACCCTTTCAAAGCCCTATGGGACCGATCATGTATCCAGGCGATCCATCGGCAGAACCGGCAAATGTATACAACTGCCGTTGCCGAGTATCGGGTGTACTGAAGAACAGCGACTTCAACCCGAAAGACCTGTCCCAGAGATTTACTCGGATACCTGCGGATATGTCCTATGAGGCATGGAAGCGAGCAAAAAAGAAGGTGGCGTGATGGGAACAACTGTAAGCAACTTTACTCTGATCAGCAGACGGAGCGAATTGGAAAATGCCACAGAGCAGGCCATCGAAAGGGCGCTGCAGGCCGTGGGGATTGAAGCACAGCGGAATGTGTCGATGAAAGCACCTGTGGATACCGGGAGGCTGGCAGCAAGCATCACCTATGCGACCAGACGGAGACAGGGAGAAGTTGATCGGACTTACTATAATCAGGAAAAAGCCAGACAGCGGAACAATCTCCTGAAATCAGATGACTACCGGAAAAAAGCGGAACCAGAAGAGCATACTGTGGTGATCGGCACAAATGTTGAATACGCGAAAACGAGGGAATATGCGTCAGACAAAGACGCACACTTTATTCGGCGTGGCCTTCAAAATCATACCAATTCTTACAAAAGGATATTTGCCGACATATTGAAGGAACTGGAATAAATATTTGCAACAAATGGGAATCAGTGGTAATATTGTAAAAGCAAAGAACCGCTGAAAATACCTGAAGAAAGAGGTAAAGAATGGCACTTACCAGAAAGTATCTCGGTGCGCTTGGCATCGAGCAGGACAAAATCGACGAAATCATCAGCGCGCATAGTGATACCGTCAATGGCCTGAAGGGGAAAATCGAAGGTCTGGAAGACCAGATCAAGACGCTCCAGAGCGAAGCCAAAGAACACGAAGATACCAAAAAGGAATTAGCCGATCTGAAGAAGCAGGTCGAAGCCGACGCAAAGGAACGCGAAGGTAAAGATTACGATAAACTCCTGAAAGAATTTGAGGATTATAAGACCGAACAGGCAAATAAAGAAGCCCGCTCAAAGAAGGAAGCGGCTTATAAGGAGATTCTGAAGGATGCAAAAATCCCGGAACGCCATTTTGCGAAAATCATCAAGTATTCCGACATCGACGGTCTGGAGCTGGATGAAAAGGGCAAAGCCACCAATGCAAAAGCACTCCTGAAAGAAATCAAGGAAGAGTGGGGCGATCACGTGGAGAAGGAAGTGGATCAGGGCGCAAACCAGAATACGCCTCCGGATGGAAACGGCGGCTCTGGTATGACAAGGGAAGAGATCATGAAGATCAAAGACCGGAACGAGCGCCAGAAAGCAATCTCTGAAAATCACGAGCTTTTCGGTTATTAATCCGGAAAGAGGCAAATTATGGCGAAAGCAAGACTTACAAAATCTGCAAACATTGATGTTACGGCGCGTGAGGTTGATTTTGTCACCAGATTTAATACAAACTGGGATCATCTCAGGGAAATCATGGGAATCATGCGTCTCATCAGGAAGACACCGGGAACCGTACTGAAGTCCAAATATGCGGAACTTACACTTCAGCCGGGAAATGTCGGCGAAGGTGAGGAGATTCCATATTCTCAGGCACAGGTTCTTACAAGGGACTATGCATCTATCAATGTGGAAAAATATGCGAAAGCGGTATCCATTGAAGCAATCAACGAACACGGGTATGACGATGCTGTAGGTCTTACAGATGATCAGTTCCTGTTCGAGCTGCAGACAGATGTCACTACTCGGTTCTACGATTTCATTAAAACTGGTACTCTCATTTCCGCAAAATCCACATTCCAGGCGGCACTCGCAGAAGCGCAGGGACGCGTCAGAAATAAGTGGAAGGCAATGCACCGGGGTATCACTCAGATCGATGGATTCTGTAATATCCTCGATGCATACGATTACCTCGGCGCTGCAAACATCACTGTCCAGAACCAGTTTGGTATGAACTATATCGAGAATTTCCTCGGTTATTCCAAACTTTTCCTGTGCAGCGATGCGGAAATCCCGGCAGGTAAAATCCTCGCGACTCCAGTCGAAAACATGATCCTGTATTATGTATCTCCCGACGACTCCGATTTTGCAAGGGCGGGTCTCCAGTATACCACTGACGGCGAAACCTCCCTGATCGGTTTCCACGTACAGGGCGATTATAAAACCGCCGTATCCGAATCTTTTGCGCTCATGGGGATGACTCTCATGGCTGAATATTTAGACGGCATTGCAAACGTTGATATCGGTACTGCAACATTTACACAGGTAGCTAGTCCATCTGGAAACCCTGCTGCACAGGGATACTTTGAAAAGGTTGGCAACAGCAACAACTATGTTGTTACAGCGGATACAACTGTACAGTCCGGTAAAACATATTATTCCAGAAGCGTAAGCACAGGTGCTTAATATGGCGAAGTATGTGGTTGTACACGAATTTGCAGACATGCAGGATGGAGGCTTTGTGTATACCGCAGGCGATACTTACCCTCGGAAAGGGGTAAAACCCAGCGAAATTCGTGTTGCTGAATTACTCAGCAGCACGAATCGCATCGGGGAACCGCTGATCAGCAAGTCGGATGGTTCAACTCGGAAAAGGGCTGAAGTAAAGCCAGAGGAAGCACAAGCTGAGGAGTAAAAATATGAATATACTGACCGAATTATGTCAGGAAATCAGGAACTGGTTTGACCGTGACAAGGAAAAGTGGATCGGGGAAATTGTTATTGATGGCTCCGGGATCAGTTGCGACGGTGAAGCAATTGAACTGCTGGACGGTCAGTATTTTCGGATCATTGGCAGCCTTCTGAACGATGGAGTTTATTTATATCCGAGTGAAGAACTGAAACCGGAAACTTTTGAAGGTGCGGTATGGTCGATGGGTATCCCACCGTCTGTAATCGCACTGGCCGAAGCCATTGAAAAATACAATGAGGAGTATGCGAGCGCAATTAGCAGCCCGTATCAGTCCGAATCCTTTGGTGGATATTCGTACTCCAAAGGGAGCGGCGGCAGTGGAGGGAGCGCAGGCAAAGGAAACCCTGCGAGCTGGAGGAACCATTTTGCTGACGATCTCGACCGGTGGAGGAAATTGTAATGTTGTTACAAGAATCTATGGAACCGTGTGTCATGCTGAATAAGCAGACCGTAGACGATGATTACGGTGGCTATATCAACACCTGGGTGCAAGGGGCAAATTTCGAAGCTGCTATCGTGCTAGATACGTCAATTCAAGCGCGGGTCGCAGAGCAACAGGGAGTCAAGGCACTGTATACAATCACGACCA